ATGTTAAGGATTTAGATATGATAAACGCTCACCCAAGTATTTTATTAAATCTATTGAAAACTACATATCCTGAACTAAAAGACAATTACGAGACATTAGAGTTATATGTTAATAATCGTGATTACTTTATCAAGGAAAAAGGAATTTCAAAAATGGAGGTTTTAATATCTATGAATTCATCAACAAACATAAAATCAACAAATCAATTATTCTGTAAATTAGATAAAGAATTCAAGGTTATTCAAAAAATCTTATTTAACGATTATCCTAACAAAGTAGAATTAACACCAATTACCTTATCAATAAAAGCACTATTGAAACAGAATAAATTTGGTAAGTTTTTGAACCATATTTTATGTGTAAAAGAAAATGAAATATTACAGAAAGTAATGAATATATATAAAGATATAGTCCAAACGCCTATGTTTGATGGATTTACAATTAAGAATACAGTAAATTCATTAGAGACTATAAGTAAGTTAAACCAACTAACATTAAACGATGGTGTAAAATGGAGTGAAAAAGAACACGACAACGAAATAATCTATGATGAAAGTGTAGCGATTAATTATGTTGAAATTAAAGGTTATAAACAACAAAAGATAGAATTTGAAAAAACCCATTTCTTAATTGAAAACCCATTATTATACGGTAGAAGTTATACAATAAAAGGTGAAGACAAATATCAATTCTACGGTAAAGAGAAATTCAAAGAATTAACAAAACCTATTAAATATTTTGATGAAGGAACAGAAGACTTTTTTCCAGCGTGGTTAGAAGATTCTACAAGGAGAAGTTATAAAGAAATAAAATTCGTTCCTAAATTAGAAGACGATGATGAAATATTCAATAGTTTCAAAGGATTTAATTATGATGGAAATACAGACGAAGAAGAACACGAAGTAATTGAAGTTTTTAAGAATCATATATCGTTGTTAACATCACACGAAGAAAAATCAATAGAATATCTTGAAAAATATATAGCACATCTGATCCAAAAACCCGAAGAAAAACCAGCAACTGCTATTATGTTAAAAGGAAAGCAGGGATTCGGAAAAGATACACTAATTGATTATATTAGCGATTTAATAGGTATATCTCATGTATTTAGAACAGCAGAAATTGATGATATTTTTGGAACATATAATGTAGGTATCAGAGATAGACTATTAATTCAACTCAACGAATTAGAAGGGAAAGATGGTTTTTCAAATAAAGAAAAAATCAAAAACATTATAACGGAAGATGAAACCATTATTAGAGAAAAATATATAAGCCAATACTCACAACCAAATTATTTAAGAGTATTCATCTTATCTAATAATTTAAATCCAATTGATATACCTCACGATGACAGAAGATTTAATGTATTCAAAGCATATCATAAGAAACCAAGTAAAGAATATTTTGAAAAATTACACGGTTTTAGAAAGGATAAAAATGCTATGAATTGTTTGATGAAATATTTTAAGAATATGGATATTTCAAATTTTAATCCCAGAACTCAAAGACCAATTACGAGTGCTTATGAGAATATGAAACAACATAATCAAAATCCATTTTACAAATATATGTATGACAATTTTATTAAAGAAGGATATAAGAATAATTTTGAAAGTAGTGAATATAAGAAACATAAAAGTAATGGAAACATATATGTTAAATCAAACAACTTATTTCAAAACTACAAAGAATTTCTTATGAATGATGAAAGAGGATATATGAAACCAACTTTTAAGTTAATGAAAAGTATTCTTAATGATATAGGAATTGATAAAAAGCAAGTAAAAATATCAGGCTTAAATAGCGACTGGTATATTATAAATATTGAAGATTTAAAAGAACAATTAGAAGACCATAATTTAGAAGATGAAGTCTTGGAATTTGAAGACGATGAATTTGAAGACTGTGATGAAGGAATCAATTAAATTATTATAATCACTTTATTTTATTTATTATTTTATAATCAAATTATAAAATAAGCATTTTAATATATTATCTTTTCATATTTAAGAATTAAAGAGTCATCAATCACATCTCTTGTCAATTCATATACTGGTAATGGTTCGGGAAGTTTTTCAATAGTAATATTTTTCTTATGTCTAATTCTATCGGGTGAATGAATCATGAAATAAACAGCAGTTCGTTTCATATCGTATTCATCTTGGATATGTCTTTGGCTAATATAATATTTAGTTATTCCTTCATCAATTACTTTGTATTTGTAATCAGTAGCGTTGTGGGCGTTTTTAGTTCTCGGCATTATAGTATTTTAATATATATTTATTTAAACAATTTATATTTTAAATCAATTAAATTAAACATTATATTATTTCTTTAAGCACTAACAGAAACCATACCAGCACGAATAGTCATAAGTCTTTCAACAGTACTGAAATATTTAACTTCACGACCAAGATAATCAGTATTGGTAGATGTAATACTGTGGAGCATTTGAATTGGTTTTTGTCCTACACGTTGCCCTGATCCCTTTTGATTTAGAGGTGATACTGTTAGATCCACACCCAAATAATGCTGACTACCTAACATAGATGTCATAGTGTTTCCTTGAAGAGTAGAAGGAGAAAACGGCTGGTTATTTACTGCTTGGTCTGAAACGGCTTTATTTGTAGCAATATCTTTACTATATTCGGCATTATGAACTGAAATATCAGTCCCAAAAACCTGACCTAATTGTTGTGCTTTATAAGTTTCAGAAACTACTTCACGAGGATACAATTGTTTATCGTTAACTCTAATGTTATAGGAATCTGGAACATCGTAAGCATCAGATGAATATTGACCTAAAAGTTTATTCACACCTGACTTTTTCATGTGAGTCATAACTCCTCTCACAGACATTCCTGAAAGACCTAAATCCCGTACCACCTTTGTAGTCAAAACACCACCAGCGGGGGGCTGGACCACAGCAGGGAAATTGGTAGCAGTCATCACGACATCTTCGTAAGGAATTATCATACCAGTTTCACTCATAACTTCTTGGGCTGTAATATCCATTCGTCCATCATCGTAGGTAAGGTAGTCAGCAAGAAATTTAACATTAGTTGTTGAAAGGGTTATGGCTTTATCTGCTTCTGCTACTGTGGCGTCAAAAAGAGCAATTGTTCCTTCCTGAATATTAGAGGCTGATTGTGTGTTAAATGTTAATTCTATGGAGCAAGGTTCGTTTATCAAATATAGTGGTAGTTGAACTTCTCTCATAGCAGGAAACAATTCCATAATCTTAATAGACCATAAAGGAGTTTCTAAATCAGATGCTTTCAAAGAATATTGAGGAAGGACTGTGGAGGCAGTTCCCGCTGTATCATAAACTACATCTCTTAATTGAAGTAATCCTTTTTGTTCGTTATCAGGGCAAACAACATCGGTAGTTCCGACCTTTACCATATCTTTTTGAGATTTTTCTTCTGATGTCTTAAATTGTCTCCTAATAGTTTGATATGTTCCATATTCGTCTGTAATAGCAACGATTTTAGATCCTATACGAAGTGTGGCTCGTTTTATCAAAGCGTGAATTCCTGTTTTAATTGGAAGATAGGCTTTCCCTGACGCTCCTGGCGATGTTTTAACAGCAAGAGTAATAACTGAACCCATATCAAGAATTCCTTTTTTCTCTAAAACAAATCTACAAAATGTTTGATTAATCACAATTGGGTCAAGAACATTAGTTTCTATTTCCATCGTATCAACAGTCTTCATTACACTCGGTTTTAATGCTTCGGGAATTGAACTCATTTTTAATATAAGAAGATATTTTATTTTTAATAAATTAATTTAATTAATGTTAGTTAATTAAATTATGAAAAAAGAAGATTAAAAAATTTAAGTCTGGACCATGATACCATTTGGAGAGTAGGTGAGTGTGTTCTTGGCTACAACATAGGTAAATATTGAATTTGGAGAAGCACCATCAAGTCCACTTTCAATTCGGATACCGTAATTAGTATTTTTGAAATCCACTCCAACTCTCGTAAGAGGGTCAAAATTAACACCAGCACCGAAAACTGGTTTAGGGTCAGCAAGTGTAGCACTCTTTTCAGGAGTGGGAGTTTGTTCGAATCCAATTTTATCTGGAACGGAGTTCTGTGTTTGAAGTGAGATTAGGGAATGATTAGCCGATGATAGTGGTTTAATAGCGTCCATGAATTTAGTTTCCAATTGAGTTTGAGGTCTTGCTTGTAAGGCTTCCTCTTCTACTTCCAAAGAATAATCCAAAGGAAATCGTGTTCCACCTCTAATATAAGAAACTCTCTTAATCACAGCATCAGCGTCAAATTGACCTCCGTTACTATTAGCAAGTCTTCCTGTTGAAAACCCATCTTCACTATAATTGTTAATAAAAGTTGTTGGAATGAAAGAATGAAATACGGAGAGTGTATTAGAAGTTCCTAAATTATAATTTTGAGTTTGGTCTGAACTATTGAGAACTCCGTACAACTGACTGATTGAGTTATATACAAATTGACCTGTGGCTGGTGAGGACATCATTTGACGACCTGATTCATCAGGAATAAGAAGGTCATAAGTCATAGACAATTCAGACATTTCATAAAATGCTCCCGTAGCAATAGGACTAAAAAGTTGTTTTGTTTCAACACCTGTCTCGTCAAAAGTGCTATATCCTGAAATTACATGAGAATCGGGAGCCAACTCTAAATTCAAAATCATACCCCTAAGCCCGTTATTCCCAAGTGCGATCGGCTGTCCGCTGTTTAAGAGACCAGTTCTCAAAGGAATTGAAAAACTTACCTCGTTATTAACACTATGTGCTCCTACAAATCCACGAGATGACGATGCTGGATTACCCTGCGTTAAAACACTATCCATATCAGATTGAGAATGTGTGGTAGGCACGACCGAAGCAAGATAACGACCGTAGCCCCGCACAACTTCTAATGTTTGGTTAGATTGTGTAGCAAGGGTAATTTGTTGGATACAAGATGGAATTCCGACACGAGAATTCAAAGCAATACCGTTAGAACTTGGATCACCTCCTGTAACGTTTGTTGGCTGACCTCCTCCTGGTTTTTGAAGTTTGAATTTACCATTCAACCTGACACTTGAAGCGTTCAAATATTTATCCTGATTAGCGATTTGAAATTGGATTATTGGAAATCCCTTCTTAAAAGAATATCCATCACTTGGAGGATTGAGTGGAAAAATTTCTGCTTTTTCTACGCCAGTAATATTCATTTTTAATATATAAAGATATTTTATTTTTAATAAAATATTTTAATTGTGTAAAGTAATAATTAAATTGAATAATAATAATTGAAAAAAAATCTACATCATCTGAACTCGTCCTTGTGCTATAACCATTCTCCTAATATGACAAACATAGTGATTAAATAGTTTCTGTTTAGTAGCACCTTGATATTCAATTCTCAAACTTAAATCACGACTGTGTAGATCCGAAACCTGTCCGTATTTAGAGAATGCTCGTCCTATAAGGAATCGTTCTGGAACTCTCTGTAAATCACGAACACCATATCCACAATTAGTCAAAGATTTTTCTAACTCTATCAAATGAAGAGCGTCAACATGGGGTGGAGATGATGAATATCTTTGAAGTTGAATGGGTCTATCAGGAATCAAATGACCTCCGAGAACATACTGGTAATTTTGACAACCATCAACTTGACCTTGAAGACTATCAGCCTCAATACTAATTTGCTCGTCTTGTGCGAGAGGAACTGAAAGCACAGAATATGCCTTCATACTTGTAGCAGGAATCAATTGATTAGTAAGACCATTCAAAGCAGTAAGATTAACACGATGTGTAGTGTATGTTTTAAAGTCCATAGCGAGTCCTTTACTGGATTCCATTTGTGACATCATAGAACTTACATATCCTTCGGGAGGACTAACAACTCCTAAAACCCACTGAATATCAGAAATAACGAAATTTACAGCAACAGCAGCAGCTTGTTGTAATGCTACTGGAACGTTACTAACGACAGCACCATTCAATCTCTCTCCTGAAAGAACATAAACAGGAGAATCCACAGCGTGGGCGGAAGCGAGACCAGCACCAATAGCCCTATCAGGGGTATAAGCGAGTTCCATATCACCATCACCATCGTCTGAAATACCACTTACAATACCAAGAGATTCCGCAGAAGCACCAAGACCGACATAAAGTCTATCACCGATAGAAAATGGATTGTTGTTAAAAGGTAGAACCTGACGATATACACCTCGTCCTACTGGTGAGTCTGATGGCTGTTTAATAGATATAACGAATTGATCTTCAATTTGTGCTTTAACATCAGCACCAACGGCTTTTGCTGTTTTTAATGAAACTGCTGATGTATCTGCTGATGTTGATTGTTGAACTCCTAAATCTCCTGTTTGAAATACACATGAACGACTAACATTATCAAGCGTCATTTGGAGACGAAGACCTTGTGTTGCTACAAGAGGAAATACTTTATCAGAAGAAAGTACACCACTATAAAGGGGTTGTTCTATTTCAAGTGTTTTTGCTGATAAGTCATCAGTAATTGGAGCGGAACTCCAATCTCCTCCACGAGCGTAATATAAAGATTCACCAACCGCTGGACTTTCGGACTTACCTTCAAAAAGTGTTCGTTTAGATGAAATAGAATGGTTCTGTGTATAACCCCACCACTGTGAGGTTAAAACATTATAGTCTTGAATTTCTTCAATAGTAGCCTGACCTGTACCATCTTGAATACGGAAATCACGCCACAGACTGTGAACTCCTCCACGAGAATTAGGTTGAGGACGACCTCTTCCTGTGAAAGTTAAATTATATTGTAATTTACATTCTTTCGGATCTATAAATCCTAAATATTGTGGGAGTAGAAATCTTACTTGCGTTTGGTCTTTCGGGTTGTATGCTACCTGAGCTTCGGGTTTGACTTCAACGCTTTTAGTCGGAATAAATGTGCCTGAACCTTGTTGTTTAAACATGCTTTTATAATATAGAAAAAGAAAATAATTTTAACTTTTTAAAAAAATAAATAAAAAAACAAATAGTTATTTTAATAAATCTTTATCAATTTTTGATGCTCTGCCTCCCATAACAGCACTATACAATCTTGCTATACCCCACTGTGTGGCTGATGAAACATTCTTTCTTACTGAACTCGGGTTAGTCTTATAAGCACCTTCACCTTTCTCTACAATTTTTTTAGCGTTCGTAAATGAAATTTTACTTAATTTAGAAATCTCTTTAATACTATGAGGAGTATCTTTTGGAAATCCGTGTTTCTTATTGAATCTTTCTTTGTATGTTAATACCATTTTAAAATAACACTATTTTAAAATATCAAATTTTACAATTTTATAATTCTCTTTCTTTTCATTTCAACACTTGGAACTAATTGTTTTTTAACTTCATCAACAGAGTATTTAATCTTCTGTAATTCAGATAATATATCAGGTTTTTTCATCTTCCACACTCCTACAATTCTGTCTTGTTTATTTAATTTTGATACCAACTTTCTTAATTCAGTAAGGTTCATTTTATATATATATTAGAAAATATTTTTAAAAAGCACTTTGAGATGCTGGAACATCTACTACACTATCAAAACTTGGAACAACCATTTCCCCTTTTTGTGAAACGGTATTTGTAGGAGGGGGCGGTGCTTTCGGCTTTGAATTATGATGAAAAATATCATATGCTCCAATACCAAGTAAAGCCAATCCCCCCACGATAGGCACGGCTTCGGCACCGACCCCAAGTCCAGCGAGAAGAGCGTCAGAACCTATTTCCCCTCCAACTTCTGCTCCCGTTTCAGCGAGTCCTGATAAAGCAGTATCAGTCATATCACCAACTGTGTCAACATCAACGCCTAAATCTTGACCTATATCTTGTGCGTCATCAGCCACATCGTCAGCATCACCAGCA